TCAAGTTCTTGCTCTCCTCTGGGCTGGTGAAATCCCTCAATGGGATATTGGTCTAGTACGTCCTGCAGGTGCAAAGCTTAAGACCTTTGGTGGTCGAGCTTCTGGTCCAGCACCTCTTGTTGAGTTGTTCAACTTTGTTATTACTACCTTTAAGAATGCACAGGGACGTAAGCTATCTAGCATTGAGTGTCACGACATCATGTGTAAGATTGGTGAAGTAGTTGTAGTAGGTGGTGTACGTAGGTCAGCTATGATCTCTTTGAGTAACCTTAGTGATGACCGTATGCGTCATGCTAAGTCAGGTGCATGGTGGGAGAATGATCCACAACGTGCCTTAGCTAATAACTCTGTTAGCTACACAGAAAAGCCAGATGCTGTATCCTTTATGCGTGAGTGGATGGCACTGGTAGAGTCAGGAAGTGGAGAGCGTGGTGTATTCAATCGTCAAGCAAGTAAGAAGCAAGCTGAAAAGAATGGTCGGCGTGATCCTAACTATGAGTTCGGGACTAACCCGTGCAGTGAGATCATACTTAGACCGAATCAGTTTTGCAATCTCACTGAGGTTGTGGTACGTGCGACAGACAGCTTGGAAGATCTTGAACGTAAGGTTAGACTGGCTACGATTCTGGGAACCATACAATCCACCTACACCAAGTTTCCATACTTGCGTAAGGTGTGGAACAAGAACACAGAAGAAGAGCGTCTGTTGGGTGTGTCACTTACAGGGATAATGGACAACTCCTTGATGACTATTAAGAACAAAGGCTTGGAGAAGACTCTTGAACATCTTCGTGGGATTTGTGTTTCTACTAATGCTGAATGGGCTGACCGTCTTGGTATACCTGTTGCTGCTGCAATTACATGCGTCAAACCATCGGGCACGGTATCGCAATTGGTGGATAGTGCCAGTGGCATACATGCTCGCCATAGTCCCTATTATATCCGTACTGTGCGTGGTGATAATAAAGATCCACTAACACAGTTCATGACTGATCAAGGTATACCTAGTGAGCCTTGTGTCATGAAGCCAGATCAAACAACAGTATTTAGTTTCCCTGTGAAGTCTCCGACTAAGGCAGTGGTTACTGAAGATATGACAGCCATTGAACAACTTGATACTTGGCTGATGTATCAACGACATTGGTGTGAGCATAAACCCTCAGTGACAATCAATGTTCGTAAGGATGAGTGGTTTGAAGTAGGTGCCTTTGTGTACAAGTACTTTGACGAGATGTCGGGCGTATCCTTCTTGCCTTACAACGAGCACACTTATCAACAAGCACCTTATCAAGAAGTAGATAAGGCTCAGTATAAAGACTTGCTTTCTTCTATGCCATCTGCTATTGCTTGGAGTGAGTTGGCTAACTACGAGAAGGAAGATAACACAGTCTCAATGCAGACAATGGCCTGTACAGGTGATGTTTGTGAAATGGTAGACATAACATAGGAGATAAATATGTTTGAAGTAATGACGTTCTTAGCAGGTGCTGTGATTGTAGCAGACCTTGTTATTCCGGTGGCATTAGAAACAATTTCAGGGTTGTTCTAATGTATGTTCTAGTGCTCATAATGTTCTTTGAAGATAGGTATAAGATCCAAGGTCATCATACGTTCTTTCCAAGTCAGGTTGCTTGTCATGAGTTTGCAGCTCCACTTAAAAAAAGACTTATGGACACTAGACCTTCACCTAACTCTGATGTAAAATACTATTGTTTTGAAATCCCTAAAGAGGTTTAAATGAAATACGACCCAGTAAACAGCCCAGCACATTACAAGTTGAGTGGTGGCATAGAGTGCATTGATTATATCAAACAGGTACTAACCCTTGATCAGTTCATAGGTTACTGCCACGGTAATATGATCAAGTACCAACACAGGTATATGTACAAGGGTAACCCTGTTCAGGATATGGAGAAAGCAGAATGGTATTTAAACAAGATGCTAGAGGCAATGGAGGAAAAACACAAATGAGGCCATACGAAGAAGGTATAAAGGACTTTAGGGAAGGCAACTTAGGCAATCCTCATAGACCAAATACCAAGCAGGGTAGGGAGTGGGAGATGGGCTTTAACAAAGCCTACTTCCGTAACCTTGAAAGGGTTAAGCTGAATGAACAAAAACAAAAAGAGTCTTGAAGAAGAGGCCAAAAGTTACAGGCAGAAAAAGATAAAGCCACCGCTTAAAAACAAAGCACTTACTTCTCGTAGGTACTTAGCTGGTCAAGCGATGGCTGCATTGTTGTCAAGATCTCCAGGGCATGTTCACAAAGGAGATATAAAGCGTGAGTCATATGATTGGGCTGACTTCATGTTAGAGGATGATGATGAATAACAAAAGGGGGCTTCAAGTGGCCCCCTTAAGTTTATTCTGTTTGCTTTTTAAAGATACGTAAACTACGTAAAGACTCTTCAGTCTCTAGATACCGTTGGAGTATGAAGAGTTCGTTCGGCTCTAAGTCTTCTAGATCTCCTAAGTTTAATTCCTTTAGGCCTTTCTGAACACCTGACTTAGGGAACTTGCTAGTTATGTCGTACTGTAGCGCAGTTACATCTTCAGGTCCAGAGTATTGCATACGTAAGAAAGTCTTAGCTAAATCTTTTGCTCTGGGTACAACATCACCCTTCCAATGCTGTAACTTTTCTTCTTGAGTCAGGTTATCAAACCAACTAGACTCTAGCAGCAAGCTTGACTCTGACTCTATTATATCAAAGAAGATTCCGCTCAAAGTATTACCAGCTTGAGGTGCTTGGTCTTTAACTTTCTTACTGGCTCCAATCATACTATCAAGTTTATAGTCTGGTATACCTACCCTATTCATAACACGTTGAGTATCAGTAAGCCTGATGTTCCTAATACCTAACATCTTAGTAGATTGTATATCGGCTGTACCACCTGCAGCAGTCTGTCTAGCTTCGGCTAAAGGTTCTCCCATAAACAAAGGTATGATATTGTCTATGTAACGAAAGGCATTGTTGACTAGCTTATTGTTTTGTTTCCTATCTATAGGTGCAGCATCTTCACCTCTAGCAAGACCAGCGACAATGTTCAAAGGTTCTGCAGCCCTGAATACAGGACTTGCAAACTGACTAGCCAAGGTGTTACCAGCTATATTTAAAGCCGCAGCAACATCACGTCTTTCAGGATCAACCATAAGCGTAATAGACTCTAGTGTATCCCTTTGAGCTTTATCTAGATTTCTTAATAAACCACTTAAACCAAAGTCCAGCCTAAACTGCTTAAAAGCTTCCATAGCTTGTTGCTTTTCACCCATCCGCATCAACGCCCAGATTCTACCCCCAGCTCTGTATGCAGATATAGGAAAGTCAAACTGTTGGTTTATCACTTCTCCACCTGCAGTAGCTGTTGCATACAAAGGTAGGCCTTTTTTAACGTTATCAATTTCTTCATTTGATACTACCCAAAGAGCACCAGCAGATACCGTAGTCCTAGCAAATGCTTCCTTCATAGTCATGTTGTCGTAGAAACCCATACCCTTTGCAATCATGTTTACTCCAGGAGCATTCTTTCCTGTGAATGCTACTGTGGCATTAAAGAATCTACCAAAGGGAACTGCCATACCTATAACAGGAAGCTTCCTAGCGTTTTCTATACCCCCTGCAATTGTACCTACTAAACCTTCACCCTTATAAGATTTAGAAAAGATTGCCTCCAAGGTATCCTCAACAGCATTAGCTTCTATAGTACGATACTCCTTACTACCCATATATTTTTGAAGGGACATACCACCTATGTTTTCAGACCTATAAAATTCGTTCCAACCTTTACCTGTAGCAGCTCTAAGTTTCTTATCCATCTGAAATAAAAATTCTTGCGACTTAGTAAATCCATCCTGTGCTTGCACCAAGGTAAGCTTCTGCACCATATCAATATAGTTATCTGTTTTTAACCCAACTAATTTCATACCTGGGCTAAACTTACCGCCTGTTAGTAAGGTATTGGTACCCTCTACACCACCAGGAAGTACACTGTTTAATCTTTGAAGTGCTTCAGAGTTTCTTTGCAGTGCAGATTCAAAAGCTGTATAAGTCATGTCAGGATCGAGTAGGAACTTGACCCTTTGCATATTAGATTCCATAAGAATCTTAGCTAACCTCTGAGTTTCAGCACCTTTTTCTACCTGACCAGCTAACTTTTGTAGTGTGCCATATCCAGCATTTACTAATGCTATAGACATATCAGTAGCACTTTGCAGGGCAGTATTAGTACCCCAACCAACTACATTGAGTGCACTTGTAGAAGGATGAGCAACAAGCAACCTAATTAAACGGTCTTGGTTTTTCTGGAAAGCTTCTAAGGTCATTCCAGTTATAGTTGGATCAGTATCTTTTTTAGCAGCCTTAGGCTCAGTGCCCTTTAGGATAGACAGCCGCAACTTCTTAGTAGTAACTTTACCTTTCCTGCTACGATAAACTACTGTTGCCAGATCTCCATCTATTTCTTTTACTTCACCAATTCTTTTTGTACCTACCGAAGATACTCTGTCACCAACTTCTATTGTTTTAACAGCCATATCGCCACGAATAAATCCAGCATCTAAGGCAGACTCATATAGATCTTTTAGTTCCATATCAGTAATAGAAAGACCTAGCTGTTTAGCTGACTGACCCATAAGGCCAAGAGTTGAACCAGCTTCAGACATCTTGTATGACAGTATGTCACCTATATCTCTACCAGTAACTTGAGATCTAGGAATGATGTTGCCGTCATTGTCACGAACTTTAATCTTATTGCCCGTAGCTTTCTCAATAGCCTTTATAAACCCTTGAGCTTCCTTGTCGCTAACATCGGCAATAATATCAGCCATCCAGTTAGTAAACTTATCATCTTCAAAACGTTTAGCCCAAACAAAGCCCCTTTCAAAGGCAGTCTGAGTCATACCCTTAAAGATAACTTCATCACCTTCGTTATGTCCTAGTATTAGGACTTTAAAGAAGTCGTGGCTAAAGTCTTTGCTACCTTTAGATAACTCTGCGCCACCCTCTAGTTTTGTCTTCCAATCTCGACCAACATCTACTTTCTTTTGCTTTACATATTTGTCTATAGCTTGAGAGGCTTCCGACAAAAACCCTGTAGCATCTGGTGTAGATAGTTCCATTGTAGGTACTGCTGTATCTGACATACCACGTCTTGCAATCAAGCCAGCTTGAACACCACCCATAATAATACCACCAGCAGCAGCTATTCCCACAGCTAGGTAGTTAATGTCTTCCTGTGCATCTACATCTACTAAGCCATCTTGATACAAGTACTCCATACCTGTACCTATTGCAGCATCTATACCAGTGGTAATACCTATTTCTGTAATAGCTTTCTTGGTAGCTAGACGTTGAGCAGCAGTCTTACCTAAAGTCTGCTGTACATAAGAACCTATCTTAGCCTTAGTAGCTGTACGTGAAGCTTGTACTCCATCCGCAAATACCTTGGTACCAACTTTTTCAGCTGTCTTTTTTGTACCTTCTTTCTGCATAGACTGCAGAGCAGCTTTCTTTGCAACTGACGTACCTACACGAATAGAACCATTAGCTGCAGCTTTACCTATAAGTCCCCCAAGAAGGTTTGCTGGATCAAGAAGCACACTCCTAGCAAAGTCCATCACACCTTCAGCTTTTTCACCTACTGTCGTCTCTTTACTAAAGATGCCAGCCATGTTTTCATACAGCTTATATGCAGCAGCAGCTCTAGTCTTCTTAGCTTCATCATCTTGTATGTCGTTGATGTAGTCTATCTCAGCTAGGCCACGAACAGTATTACCTGACACAACACCACGACGATTGTTTAAGAAGCTGTCAATAACATCTTCTCTAGATTTACCATCTACTTCTTCATCACCAAACCTATCACGCATATAGCCTTCAGCTATAGAGTAGGCATAGTCATTCTCTGCTAAATCATTTTGAGTGTATGTACCAGCCTCAGGTAACGCAGGTTCAACCTTCTCAGGTTCAGCGTCTAAGGTAACACTAGCAAAAGGATCATTTACCTGAACACCAAGAGTAACATCAGCAAAGGGGTCGTTATTGTTTTGGGTTTCCGTTTGCGTCATGTAAAACTCCATTTATAATCTTATCGCCAGGTTGGGCATTTAGTCTTTGTAAGTTAGGGCTGTTATTAATATCTTCTTGAGTTAGAGTTTGACTTTCAGGTAAAGACTCAGGTTTAGTATTTAAATTCCTTAACTGCGGTGGTAGATACGGGTTTTTATCATAACCTTCAAACTTACTAGGAAACATCTCAACAAGATTCTTTTGGAACTTCGCAGGTGTCATAAATTCATCTATAAGAAATTGTGCAGCTCTATCAGCCTGGTCACCGCCACTTTGTATTTGCTGTAGAAGATTTTCTATCTGACTACGTTCTGTTGCTTTGCTAGGGTCGTTAAGCATCTCCTCAACACTAGCTTTAGCTAGAGGTATTGTACTCTGCAAAACAATATCTAACATAGCTTTTTGACGTTTTTCTTGCGGTTCATAAGCAGTTAAGACACCAGGTTTTGGAGTCACTGTAAAGGTACGACCTGGAGTTGTAGTAATTTTAGATAACTCTTGAGCCATCCTGTAAAACTCTTTTTCATCCGTAAAATCTTTACCAGTAATCTGACTAATATAATCCATCTTGTCTTGAACAGGAGCTTTTGCTTGAGATATAATCATCATAGAACGTATCTGAGATAAAGGTACAGATCGTCCATCTTTTTCTAACGTCCTTTGAAATTTTAATATGTCTTGAGCAGCAAAGGGATCTTGTATAGCACTGTTAAGAAATGATAGTGCTTCTTCATCATCAATATCTGCATCATCTACCATTTTTTGTAGGTCTAAAGAAGCTTGAGCTGCCTCTAAGTAAGCATCACTGCTTCTATAAGCAGTTTGTTTTTCAAGCTTATTTAGGTAGATTTGAAAGAGACTTTGCTCACGAGCTTGAGCTAATTCTTCTTCTTGATCACGTCTAGCTTGTACTTTATCCATGCCACTTAAGGCCCCTGCAAAACTAAATGCCATGTATTATCTCCTTGCCATTAAGCCCTGAGGAGCTTCAGGCATAGGCTCTTGCATAGCTTCTTCAGGTTCTTGTTCTGTAATATTTTCTTTAGGCATTTCTAAAGCTGGCTCTCCAGTTTTTTCACGAAGTTCTTCAAGCATCTGTAAAGCCTTTTGACGGTCTCTGCTGTAGTCTAAGACTTTATCATCTTCTTCATCCTTGAAACCTTCTTCAAACTTTACATCAGCTTCAAGTGCCAAGCCCTTAATATACTCGTGCAAAACTGGAGCTATCATAAGGCTTACATCAATGCTGTGAAGACCCTCCATTACAGCACTGCGAAGTACACCTTCAACCAATGCTGTTAAGGTTAGCCCCATCTCAAGAAAATGAAAAGCATCCTCTAGAGCTTCTACCCTAGTAATATTTTCAATATGCATATCCAAAGCATCAATAGGATCAACTATCTCTGGAGGCCTCTCAAAAGGTCTAGCCTTAGGTTCAGAGGTAAGTGATTGACCTGGAATAGGTGCTGCAAATATAACGCTCATTATTGTCCTCCAGGAAGGTAAGTATTAGCTTTAGTCAACCTACTTTTCATCATAGGTTTTCCTGGCCTTAGGTATTGTTCAGACACTATTCGAGTTGACTCCTCAACAGTTTCAGCTTCTTGTAAATCCTCTAAGAATCTACCTTCGTTAGTGTTCTGAACTTCGTGTATAAAGAATCCAAAGTTAGCTTCGTAGGTATTTGTGTCTAAGTTATTTTCTTTAGCCCAAGATTCAAATGCTTTTCTTCGAGGTCCAGTCCATTGAGCAAAACCAAGACCACCTTTAGATCCAGGGACAACAGGTTTTAGTTCTTGCATGAATTTAAATCCACCTGTCTCATGGTCAAAGTTACCTGCAATACCTGCAGCTTGAACATCTGTTAGACCTAAGGCGTCTGATATATCCCCTACAAGTCTTTGACCTATATTTTCTTCGCCAGCTTGTTTAGACATTAAACCTTCTACAGGACTGCTAGATAAAGCACTTTCTTCTTTTCTAGCTTTAGCTATCATTGCCTCTCTAGCTGTAGAAGCATTATTAGAATACTCCCTATACTTTTTAAACCTATTAGATAAAAGAGTCAGACCCTGCTGTGGATCTAAACCTGCCTCTGGATCTAAATTTAATGCTTCATTTCTAAGCTTTTGCCTAGAAGCCAACCCGATTGTTTCTATATCAGGTTTAGATTCCTGCAATTCAGAATTTCTTCTAGATTCTTTATCTAAATTATTATAGCCTGATTCGTATTCTACACGTCTAATCATTCTTATATTTCCCTACTTAAAGCCAATTACCAAAGATAAACCTAAAGGCCATTTCGGATTTAGCCTGATCTTCTCCATAACCTATTTTTTCTCTTAGGGCTTGTAATGTCTGATCCCCTAAGAGTATTTGAAGGGCACGATCTTTTGCATCTTCAGTAGACTTAAAGTTCATATCCATAAGATCACGTTCACGTTGCCACACAGCATCAATATTCTTAGAGGTCATAGCATTAATAGTTTTTGCAAATTCCGCATTACTTTCATTTTGTGCAGAGGTATTAAGTGTAGCTATATTCTGTCTCCACTGTGCATTAGCTTGAGCTACAACTAGACTATTCGTAGCATTAAATGTATCTCTTTGTTGTTGTAAGTTAGAGTTAAACTGACGAACAGCATTGGTAGCATTTACATTAAACTGATTTACTGCATTAGTTTGTGATGCATTAAACTGTGAGGTCTGTGCAGACAAAGACGAAAAGAACTGTCTTGTTTGATTTTCATTAGCAGCATTAAATTGTGCAGCAGCATTCTCAGCAGCTTGATCAGTAAACAAAGATTGAACATTTTGCTGTGTTCTGAATATAGCAGTTTGTTGTTCATTATTTAGATTAGCCATATCCATAGCTAAGAAGTTCTGAGCATTCTGTACTGCAGCTTGTTGTCTGTTGTTTAGGTTAGCCATATCCAAGTTAGCTAAAGAACTAGCTTCTGCCATAACCATAGCTTGACGATTACTTAGATTAGCAAGGTTCATAGTATTTACTGCACGAGAGTTCTCAAGAGCTATATTCTGCTCTGCAGTAAAGTTCATATTAGCAATGTCACCAATACGAGCTGAGTTCTGAACACGAGCTTGGAATGCTTGATCAAACTCTTGACCCATAAACTGTGCACGTTGTTGTGCTGCAAGCATAGCACGTTGTTGACGGTTTGACAAGTTCTGAGCTTCAAATTGTGCAACTGTTTGTGCATCAGCTTGAGCAATAGGTAAAGCAGATTCCATAGCAGCTTGAACTAAAGCTTGTCCAGCCATACTGCTTGCACCTAAGCCACGAGCAGCCATAGCAGCTGTAGCATTACGCATTGCACCAGCAGCCCATGTAGGTGTAGCACCACCTTCAAAGTCTTGCATCAGGCCTTCTAGTTGGCCTTGTACAGTGGCTTTACTTGAGGGGGTAGCTTCAGCAGCTTGTACTTGTTCAGTGAACTTAGCAGCCTTCTGTGCGTCTGCAGCACCACTAATTAGTTCACCTTCTTGCAGCTCACGTTGTACAGGATTCTGCATCTTAAATGCAACACCTTGAGCAGCTTCAAGATCTGACACAGCAGACTTGTCTTGTTGTTGAGCCTGTACTTGAGCTTCTTCACTAACTTCACCTTCAGCAGCTTGAAGTTTTTCTGTTTCTGCTTGTACAAAAGGAGTAACTGTACCTGCCTGATAAGTGCTTGCTGGCACATAAGTAGGAGCCTGAGCTTGAGATACTTGGCCTACTGTAGCAGCCTCAGTAGTAGGTGCAGTGCCGTATACTTGACCAGCAGTAGGTGAAATCATCTGATCATCAGTAGCTTTCATATACTCTACAGGAGCTTGCATAGGCTGCATAGTTTGTTTTAAGGTGTCTCCAAACATAGGTACAATATCTTTTTTGTAGCTAATATTGTCACCACCTTCTGCAAGACCACGAACCATACCGCCACGAGCCATAGCTTGTTCATACATACCCATACGAGCACCTGCTCCAGGGTTTGCCTTAGCAAAGTCAGTAAGTCCAGCTATAGTCTTTGGTCCTTTATAGCCTAAGAACTTTGTAGCTAATTGGTATTTAGCATCTAAGTTAGTGTCACCACCTTCAGCATAACCAACTACACCACCTTCTGCCATAGCCATCTTAGAGAATCCTGGAGGTACGTAAGTTACAGCCTTACCATCAATTTCAGTTACTGGCAATTGCTGACCTCTTTCATTTGAATACATTACTGTCTGACTTATCCCTGTTGTTTCTTGAGAAGGTAGAGATACTGTCTGTGGTATAGCGCCTTCAATATATCCTGGTGCAAATACTTTAGATGGTTCATCAGCAGTCTCTGATGCTACAGTTGTAGGTCCAGATAAAGGAGCAGCTTTACCTTCTTCATACCCTGGAGGGTTGTATACGGAAGCACTTTCTCCTGAAAATGGAGAGTAAGTTTCACCCACACGACCCTCTATTCTATCTTGAGCAACTCTTTGTGCTTCTGCAGTACGACGAGCTTTCTCTGCAGCTATTCTAGCAGCTTCTGCTTCTGCTGCCTTACGAGCTTCTTCAGCTCTACGTCTCTCTTCTTCAATACGTTGTCTTTCAGCAGCTTCACGTTGAGCTTTCTCAGCAGCCTCACGAAGTCTTTTTTCCTCTGCTATCTTAGCGTCATACTCTTCTTGAACACGTTTTTGTTCAGCTATCTGAGCAAGCCTAGCCTCTTCTTCAGCTTTGTATTTAGCTGCAGCCTTAGCTGCTTCTGCTTCTTTTTTAGCTTTAGCGGCTGCTGCTTGAGCCACTGCTTTTTCTTTAGCTTTTTTTGTAGCTTTAGCTTTAGCTGCTGCCTTAGCTGCTGCTGCCTCTTTAGCTTTAACTTCTGCTGCTACTCTGTCTTGTTCTATCTTCTTAAGTCTAGCTTGCTCTTTAGCCCAAGCAGTGTAACCATTGTCTTCATTAAGTTTAGCACGAAAGGCATTACCCTCTGCATGGAGTAAGTTTTTTTGGATCTTACCTTTGTCATTACGAATGTCACGGAAGGCAGTCTTTTTGATCTTACCTGTAACAGAGTTTTTCATAACTCCAGCTTGCATGTACGGACGGTCGTTATAATACTCGTTCCATACCCACTGCCATTGACCAGGATTTTTATCTGGAATCCTAGGTGCTGCAGGAGAAGGCATCTGTTTAATATCACTAGGTGGTGGTGGTTTTTTACCCCTAAATTTACTTTCACTACTGCTAGAAGAATTATTAGCTGCATTTTTAGCTGCATTAGCAGCGTATGTACCATCCTCCCTTTGTTGTTTTTGTTCTGCAGAAGAAGGCATACTGTACGTGCCATCATTATTTCTCTTCATACTGTATGCCATAAAAAGTCCTTTATCCGTTCACTACTTCGTTAAGACCCCAGATCATTGCACCTGTGCCGCCTAAGAATAATATCACACCTATTGTTAATGATATACCCCAAAACAACTTGTCTCTTGCTTTAGCTTGTGCCTCTAGTGCCTCTTTCTGTCTAACCCTAGCTGCAGCTTGTTCTTTTACCACTAAGTCCCACATCCCTGGTGGTCCATATAGTCTGCACACTTCACGTAATTCATTCTGTGCTTCTTTATGTTTCATCTTAGCTTGTGCAATTGCAAAGCCTTCTTCTTCAGATGAGGTAAGTCTACCTAGTGGGCCTTTGTGTCTACCCTGTTCAGCTATACTAATGTC